ACCCGTAAAAGGAAATTATTAAGGCTTTAAGTAGCTTACTTTTTACAGCTTTAAACTTTTCCATTCCAAGAAAAAATGGCACTAATTTTATTTAGTGCCATTAAATCTAATTTGAGCTTGATTGGTTTTGATTTGCGTTCTGAACGCTAGAACTTGCAGCCCCTAGTGCCAGGTCATTTATTTTTATTTCAATGCCAGCCTTGCGGAATTTTTCCTGTTCAGCAGATATTTCGGCAATGTTCTCATCCGGGCTATAACCGCGACCTCTTACTGCTTCACCCCATGGCTTGAATCCAGCTGCAACTTCCAGCAGTTCACCTGTCATATCACGTACTGGATCTACCCAATCCCAACGTGGAGGAGTCCAGCGCACCTGTACATCAGTTTTCTTTATCTTTCCAGATATCTGCGCAGTATTGAGCCATGCTTTCATCACTGCATCACAAAGCATTGGAATGAATGTCAGCCACTGGAATTGCTCAACGCTCCTGCGATGTTCCAGAGTTCCTGCCCGAATGCTTGAATAATTTACCTGAGATAGATCACCAGTAAGCTGCTCATAAGTGATCCCTGCGCCAGCTGCGATAGCATGCAACTGTGTTCTGATATATTCGTTATAGCCATTGGATGCGTTTGGAGCACCAAAGCTTACGTCTTCACCAGGCTTCAGATACTGGATCATGCCAGCAGATAATGTCTCTAGCCTACGTGACGTGTCAGACTCTGTAGAGCTTTCACCCATAGTTGCCGACTCATCTCCAGTAGTTACGAATGCAGCAAAACATGCCTCAATGCCTTTACGTACTAATTCCGCTTCCTCATAATCATCAAGGTCGCGCATTTTAAGCATAGAAGCAGCAAGCATTGGTACACCCCTGGACTGCCCGGGGCGCGTTTTTTCATAGATATGTAATACGTCAGTTGCCGGAATAAATACACTGACAAGAGAATTTAGAATCGGTGATATTTCACCAGGATGACTTTTGAATAACCAATAGCCTTCGCGGCGACCTAATGGGTCAAACTGGATGCCATTCTGGATCCATCCCCCATTTCTTAATGTTTCAGTTTTTAGATTATCCAGGTAATCAGGCTCAAGTACCTGCAGCTGTAATGGAACTGATAGACCATCAGCAGGCAATCGATAACGAAGCCTGATTAGAACTTCACCTGACTCTTTAATCGTATTTGCTGCTAATGACTGCAGTCCATAAAAATCATGCTGCCCATCTGCATCACACTCTTTAATCCATTTTTCCCATAGCTTCTGAGTTTGACTATTATCTATCTTTGCGATAATCCCTGTGCCCACTGCATTACTGACATAGGTTGATATTGCTTTTTTTGCATATGGATTATTGCGTATCAGGTCCCGCGAACGGTTTCGCAATAATGTTAAAGCAGGAGTAATCTCCGCATTGGCTGAATTCCCGCCGCTAGTCCAACCATTTGTACGGCGGCCAGTCTTAGCCCCATCATAAGAACGCTGCACAAGATTCATTGCTGCACGTGCACGTGCCCTTTTCAATCCAGCTTCAGGACTGACATATCCAATAATTGAATCGATTATCGAGGCCATTATGAGCGACCTCTCTGTGCATATGATGTACGTGTGACTTTGGCGATAGTGCCATTGGATTGAAGAGCACCTGAAATTAAATCACGTGCTTTCAGCAGGTCTGTCATGGAGCGATAGGTAACAGTTCTTCCATTAACTGAAACTGTCAGTTCTCCAGTGGCAATTGCCGCTTCAATATTATCTAGATCGGTGGTGGTAAAAGCCATAAGCAGTCCTTTTAGGATTGCTTATTTTTACAGCCTTATGTTTATTGTTACCAATAAAAAATGGCACAAATTATCTACGTGAAATTGCCCTATAAACTGTCCTGCGCGATACTCCACATTCACGCATAACATCCTGAACATTATTGCCAGTAAACATCCTCTTTATTTTTTGCGTTCTGTTGATATGTGATTTTTTTTGAATATAGACCTGTTCTCCTTCATATTCATGTCTGATCTGTTCTTCAATTTTTATCGCTAGCTCTTCAGTGATAGTCGGTTGCATTTCACGTACACGCTCTAAAATTCGGCTCAGAATATCGCGGCGCTCTGCATTCATCGGTCTCTCCTGTTTAAAATTCTACTGGTAACATCATTACGTGAAATTGCAGCTGGAGGCTGCTTGATTATTTGTGGCGGAGGCTTTGCTGCTGCTTGCGCTGGTTGCGGTGCATATTTGCTTAAATCCACCGCACACAGGCGCATGGCCGCAAATGAATACACTTTACAGTCAATGGCTTCGTTACGCGCACGGGTCTTAACCCACATTGAAAATGGGCGTGTGCCCTTGATTTTAGTCACTAGCTTTTCAGCCGTAAGCTGCGCAAAGTATTCATCATCAAATGCGGAATCCTGTGGAAAGTGTATATACCCAGGACCGGGCGTTTGATTTTTAAGCCGTGAATAAACTAGCGCTTTCCCCTGGTCAACTCCGAGCGGCTCTACATGCACGCCACGTTTGCGCTTGATACGCATGCGCGACTTGCGTTTTCGTTCATCTTCAATTAAAGGGCGGCCTGCGCCTTCAATCCCCTTAATGGCCACGCACCATTTACGCTTTTCACAGAATGCATATACCATGCTGGTGTTATAGCCGGAGTCAATCGCAGCCAGTCGTATACCGGAATCCGTCAAAATGATATGCAAGTCGTCCCATACTTCCTGTTGTACGGTATCGCCAGGAATAATAATGTGATCAAGCGTCCAGTTTTCCTCATCTTTACCCCAGCCATCAATCGTGACTTCGAGCCGGTCTTTTTGTACGTCAACGCCTGCTGTTTTAAGAATGATTGGCGGGTTATCATAAACTTCAAGCCGCATGATTAATGCAGCAGGGTCCTGTTCTTCACCTTCTTCTTTGAACACTTCACCAAGATAGGTATTAATAAACGCTTTAAGTTCACTGGTATCATGCTGGCAGCTAAGCCACTTTTCAGCGATTGATTTCCATCCCAATCCCAAACCGATAGGTGCATATAGCGCATTTAGATGATAACCTCGCGTTGCTTTGATGCTAGGACGCTCTGCAATCCATCGGCCTTGCATCAGCATATTGGTTTTATGACCTTCATCGATGTACGCACCACAATGCTCGCAAAGGTATTGGCATGATTCAATGACAGCAGGCTCATCTTCTTTGGGCAAGCTCATCTTCCATTTAAGGCCATAAGGCTTATCCTTACCTCCAAATTTAAGTACCTGGTATTCACCACAATGCGGGCATGGAACGTTATAGCGCCGCATGTCACTACGCTTATATAAGATTTCAATGCGTGATGCCTGGTCATTGGTAGGCGTACTGACAAAGTAACTTTTTGACCGGCTAAATGTGCGCTGACGGTTTTCAATCAGCGTCATCGGGTCACCTTCCCCGCCAACATCCCATGGAAAAGCATCTACTTCGTCACAAATTACATAAGGCAAGTGATCAGAACGCAGGCTATCGGGTGAATTTGCACCAGCCTTAATAATTCGTGAACGTGCACCGTATTCCATTAAATCACCGCGATTTGTCTTGCTACGGCTGGCGTGACTGACTAACTCAGATAAAGCCTCTGTTTCATCCAACATTTTAGCCAGGCGCGGATTAAATGAACGGTCACGAAGCTCGAGCGTAGGTACAACCACTAATAGATCCTTATTTTGCAGGTGATGCATGACATAACCGAGCCAGTTATACATGGCCTCGGTACCACCAACGCCGGATGACTTGATGAATACCGTACTGCGTACCGGACTATGCTCGCTTAAGCTATCCATGATCTCACGCAAGTACGGAGTTAATGCAGTATTCCAGCGGCCTGGTGAGTTCGTACCGGATTGTAGCCAGCGATTACGGTCTGCCCATTGTGAAACAGTTAGCAGATCACGCGGCTTTGCACCGCGCTTGAAGTATTCTGAAAAGGCTGGCAACGCAAGGTTAGCGGATTCAACTTCATTAGTAAGTTCACGCATCAAATCCAGCATACAATCACTCATCAGGTAATGCACGCGCGTTTCGTCATACTCGCCATCGATAGCACTCATTAAACGTGATTCCATCCTGTTAACCAGGCGCAACATAAGCGCCCTTGTTTTTATGGCGGAGCTGATCACGTTTTCAAAAGTGCAGGTTTCGCTTAATGCTTTTTCATATTCCTTGCTGGCGATCTCGAAATTAAGGCGCGCTTCTTCTGTTTTTAGATCCGCCATATTAAGCATTTTGTTTATTGCCTTTCTTTAAACGGCGCATGGCACGTGGAAACTCAGCTTTAATTACTGTTCTCAATACTTTCAATTCATCCTGCAGCAGCTGCTTACGTAGCGATTTATCTTGCGTCACACTCAGGCGTGGCGCAGTCTGGTCAATTAAGCGCTCTACCGTAGCGCGTAACGTATTGCCAAGCGCCAGAGCCTCTCGCCTTACGTCACCAATGATGAAACGCTTACCAAGTACCAGGTCAAAGTTCAATTCTTTGGATTTATTCTTTAGTGCCTGAGTCTCGCGCTCATAATGCTGGCGGCTACCATCAACAACTTCAGCTGCTTTGCGTTTTTTACGTGCTGTCTTTGTACTTTTACGTGCTGCCTCATGCCTAGCTGCAACTACCGGATTAGAACCGCTAGCAGTTTCTGCAATCTTTGCCAGTGATGCTTCAACCTCTACAAGCTTTCCATCTTTAGTCAGTACAATCCGGCCATGCTTAATAAGCTCAGTGATGTAGCTTGGTGCTCGGTTAATACGCTTAGCGAAATGGCTTTTACGTTCGATGGTCATTTATTTATTACTTGCAATCGGTTCATATGAATCACAATCATCCCCAGCCAATGCATAAAATGCAGCCCATGATTGATTTTCTGCTTCAGGTCTAAGGTAACGTCCACATGAATGCTTAAACGCGCACCCTATCCCCTCACATTTTGCTTTGTCACTATTTTTTGTAAGTGTTATTTGCTCAGTCATTACCTTTTACCTAAACTAATTTTTAATAATCCAGCAATCACTCCTTCAGCTGGGACCTTATTTTTTAAATCACCAAGCGCCAGATAATCAGCACCATTTATTTCTAATCTAGGTACTGCTGATTCTTTCCAGTTCCTACTACCACCAACCTGACCTGTCTCA